CGGTGGCGCTGGCACAGACGCATGCGCTTAGCATTGATGATGCAGTCGCCGTCGCCTCGATGGCGAGTGTGACGGTGAGCGAAGGCGCGGTGCATAACCTCACCGTGGGTGACATCGCCGCGGTGGCTGTCGTCGAGTCCGTGGCGATCAGTCAAAGTCATGCGCTTGTGTGCGCTGATCTCATGGCGCAAGCCTCGCTCGATGCGATTGCCGTAGCGCAAACCCATAACCTCACCGCATTGCCTGCCTATTCCGACTCCGCCATGCCCAGCATTGACTCCTTCGCCGCGCGCCTGGGAAATATTACGCGCACCGAATTAATTTCCATCACGCCCAAAAGGCAATTATCAACCACTACCCCCGCGCGCACCGTGCGGTCACTGTAAGGAGGGCGTTATGTCCGGTAAAACGTATCACGATGATTTAATGGATAAGGGGCTGGAGCAAGTCAGCAATTCGGCGAATTGGCTGGGTGGCGTGCTTAAGATGACGGTGTGTGCTGGCAAGCCCGCCACCGTCACTGAGGCCTCTACGCTCTTCCCCACGGGTAAGCGCGTGAGTGATGAAATTAGCATCACGGCCGGCAATGTGAGCTTAGGCGCGCGCGCTGGCGGCGGGCGCGAGGTGACGCTGGTGGCGAAGTCCGGCACGGTCGGCGTCAATGTGCCCGCGCTGGACAGCGGCACGGCTACGGCCGGTAGCGCAACCACGTTAACCGACACAGGCAAGGCGTGGAGCACCAATGCCTTTGCCGGGAAAGTGGCGCGTATTACGGGCGGCACGGGCGCGGGGCAAGTGGGGTATATCGCCTCGAATACGGCAACCGTTCTCACCTTCAGCAATACGCTCGGCACGGCGCTGAATGCGACCTCAATCTATGAGGTGAGAGAGGACCTGCACATAGCCATTTATGATGGCAGCGGCTCGCCGCGCTTGCTCGTCGTTAACGAAGAAACGGGCGATCAGGTGCTCACGTCTGGCAACCCGGTGAATATACCCGAGCAAAAATTCGGCTTTGCGCCCCCGGCATAATTTAATGGCGATGACAAAACAAGGCGGCATCTGGCGCACGCGCCGCCTTGTTTTTATTATGTGGGAGAGAACGGCATGAGTGGAGCAATCCCCGCGATTGAGCGCGCCTATCCGGCGCGCGACAATGAAATAATTTTACAGGTGTTGGCGGATGGGCTGGCCATCGACGGGGGCGCCGTGACGCGCACCCAGCTTGCGCTTACCCCCGACACGGGCGCTGATGGATTTATCATCGACAGTGATGTGGATGCGGGCGTTTTTGATTGGTCGCGCGGCGGGGGGGTGCTTGAGATTTTGCTGATTAATGTAGCTGGCGGCGTGTCGGCCGGGCGCTATACGGCGCGCCTGGTTGTTTACGATGCCGATCACACAAATGGCTTGGTGTGGGGTCGCGCTTTCACGATCATTAACGAGGCGGTGTGATGGTCGGTCGCGAAACGATGGCGCGATATAGATCATGTCAGACGTGCCAGCACCGCATACACGCCAAGCCTGATGCGTGCGCCTTGACTGAGTTGCTTGGCGTGCTGCGCTCATGCCGCGACGAACGCCACGCCATCGGCGGGCGGTGTGGGCCGAACGGAGAAAACTGGAACAAAGATGAAGATGAGCAGGAGGTGGCGCATGCCTAGCCGCAGCATCGAGCAGTTGCACCCCGACATCCGGCCGCTCTGCTATCGGTTTTTGGCGACATGCAAAGAGCGCGGGTTCGATGTGCTTGTCACGTGTACTTATCGTGACACCGCCGAACAGGATGCACTGTATACGATAGGTCGCACCCTGCCAGGCCGCCGTGTGACTAATGCGCGCGGCGGGCAAAGTTTGCACAACATCACTGTGGGCGGCGTCCCCGCGTCGCGGGCGTTTGACGTAGTGCCCTTGCGGTTGGGTAAGCCGGTGTGGGGCACTACGGGTGTGGACCTTGCTTTGTGGCAGCGTATCGGTGAAATCGGGCAGGCCTGCGGCTTGGAATGGGCAGGGGCATGGACCCGTTTCCGCGAATTTCCGCATTTTCAATTGCGCGAAAAGTTGCGCCAGGCATGAGCAAATTTCACATGCCGCTCGCGATGGAGGCGGCCAGCGAGGCCGACGACGGACAATGGGTGCTCACTCGGCCGCTAATTTATCAGTCAGACGTGGCTTGTGATTTTTTTGTCGTGCCCCGTGGATTTCGTACCGATCTGGCGAGCGTTCCCCGCGCCCCGTTTATATACTGGCTGACCGGCGGCACCGCCGTTGCCCCCGCCGTGCTGCACGATTACCTTTATTCAACCCGGCTTGTGTCCCGCGTGATGGCCGACGCCGTACTGCGCGAAGCCTCGGCCATCGTCGGCGTTCCTGCCTGGCGCCGCGGCATCATGTGGGCCGCCGTGCGGCTGCTTGGTTGGCGGTATTGGCGTGAGGGGGCGTAAGCTTGCATCGTGCCAACTCCGCGCGCTCGATCTCACTCACCGCCCGCCACGCGTCAGAATCAAGTGGCAGGCACACCGACAACACCGCCCACCCCTCCGGGCAGCCCATGGTCGCTTTGTGCGCCCGCTCGACGACTTCAACCGCCACGCCCGCGGCGGCGCGGGAGATTCCCACCGCGCGCCCGGCTTGGGCTTTTGTCATGCCGTCGACCAGCACCAGCCGGGCAGCGTCGAGACTGCGGGCCTTTAGTCGGGTTTGAGCGGCGGTGGCGGTGAATTGATCGAGCGTCACCTAATCCGGCTCTTTTATTGTCATTGTCAATCCAGCCGCGTACCCTCGGCCCATTGATGCGCGGCGGGGGTCTGTAGAATCGGCGGCAGCCAGCCACATGTCGTGCTCCGTCTCTGTGCCGAATTTCTCGCCGTGATGCGCGCGGCGCAGACCGCGCACATACCCGGCCCACCAATCGCTGACAGCGGGGTCTAATTCAGCCCGGCGTAGCGTATCGGCACGACGCATCAGGCTGGCGAATGCGCTCATTGCGCCACCTCCAATACAGCGTCTCCGATCTGTACGCGCACCACACCAGCGGCAATCATGCCCGTGGCGACGGAATTCCAATATTTCTCGTCTGACCAGTCGGGCCGCGTCACGGGGAACAGCCAGTCGTCTATCCTGGCGGGCTGGTCTAGCAGCTCGCCGTAGCATTTGATAAAACCGTCGGCGTCCGCCGGGCTGTCGCGACGCAGCATATCTGCGCTGGTCAGACCGATGAAGCATTTCACCCGATTTGCTATTGCAAACGCGGGCATATTACCGGCTACGCATTTGGGCGCATGTGTAAAAAGCCACGCGGCCAGCGGCGAGAGCTGCGCCACGTCTGGTGCGGATTTTCGCAAATACCGAGTGGCGCTCACGCCGTTCGGCGCGATTCCTCCGGCGACGTTCCACGGCGCGCCGTTGCTGTATTTCTGGACGCCGTAGGCGCGTGGGTCGTTTTTTGTCGCGGGAATGATTATTTCGGTGTTCATCGTTGCATGCTCCATGTAAATATCCGGCCCAATTGCCGTGATTAATTAGTTGCAGTCATCGCACGTGGGCGGGCAGGTGCTGAACGGATACGCGCCGCCATAGCCGGTTGTCCCGCAACTCGGGCAACGATAGAACGCGCGACCGTTTTTGCTCGGCGGGTTTGCGAATTGTTTGAGCGGTTCCGGCAATGCGTCGCCAGCAAAAAACCATTGTTTGCAAGCTGCATCCCAACGCGCGCCGTGTTGTTTGGCGATTTCTTTCTTGGAGTAGGGGCAGTTTAGATAGATATTCATTTTATGAGCCTCACCAGGCTACCGGCTGGTGTCGGGGTAGCTGATTAGCTACCGTGGGGATATTAAAACACGGGCCGCGCGCAGTGTCAATGATTTTAGTAAATACTTTAGGGTAAAGCATCCACCTAAATATCTCGAAAAAAATACAGGGTTTTCCCTATCAATTATTAAGCGATGCGGCGCACTGGTGGACAGGGGCGGCCCATGTGGGTAGACTCTCGCGCCGTGGCAGGGCTATGCCACTCGGTAGCGGCGGCGCTTCTTAATAACAAAGCGCGCCCCCGCTACCACATTTAGCAGCATCCCGCCCCCGTATTCCGGCAGCTCTGCCCACACGTCGCCCGCTTGGTCTTTAATTACCGTTATTTCCCCCAGCAGCTCGCGCAGCGCGTCGCGTGCGGTGTCGGGCGTGCGTGCGATCATGTCAGGCAGACGATCGAGCGCGGCCTGGTATCTTTCCATCAACCTGGGCACGATCTCGGCCGTGGGGGCGTCTGGCGCGGTCGTTTTTTCGGCGATGAGGGCGGCGCGCTCGGTTTCGGCCTGGTTTAGACGTTCGATGAGGGCGGGCGACCAGCCTGCGCTGGCGATGGCGTCGACGAGGCGCGGAATTTGTTTTTCGAGATCGGCCAGGCGGCGGTGGGCGTGGGTGGCGCGTTGTCCGTGGGTGGCGTTGTGTTCGCGGGTCAAGCGGGCGATTTCGGCGCGCAGGGTGGCGACGGCGGCCGGGCTGGTGAGGTGTTCGCGGGCGATGTCGAGCAGGCGCGACTCGAGCAAGGGCCGGGGGATGCGCAGGCCGGGGCAGACTGTCGCGCCGCGGTCTTTGTGTCGACCGCAGCCGTAGCAGCGGGCATCGGCGACGATGAGCGGGCCGCCGCAGTGGCCGCAGCGTAGCAGGCCGGACCACGGCGAGCGGGCCGGGCGGCCTTTGCCGCGCGCGCGCGGGCCGCGCAGGCGGGCGCGGACGGCGGCCGCTAAGTCGTCGTCGATGATTTTCAGTTCGGGCAGGGTTTGCCGCTGCCATTCCGATTCCGGGCGCTCGATGCGGGCGCGGATGCCGGTGTCGGGGTTTTTGACCCAGCGGGATTTGTTCCACACGTAGTCTCCGCGATAGATCGGATTGCGGAGGATCCCGCTTTGCTGGCCGGCGTGGCCGGTGATGGCGGACAGTGCCCAGGTGCTGCCGCGCGGTGAGGGGACGCGGCGGAAGTTGAGGGCGTGGGCGATGGCGCGCGGGGATTCGCCCGCGGCGAATCGCTGATATATTTCGAGCACCACCGGCGCGTGCTCGGGGTGAGGCGCCAGGCGGTGGCCGCCGTCGGCGGCGGCGCTCAGATAGCCGTAGGGCAGGCCGCCAGCGCGAAGGCCGCGCGCGACTTGCCCGGCTAGGCCGCGGTGGGTTTTTTTGCCGATGATGCGCAGTTGCTCCTCGTTCAGCACGCCCATGATGCCGCGGTGCACTTCACGGCCTTCGCGCTGGCCGTCATAGCCGTCCTGCATCCCGATGATGCGCACGCCGTGGCGCTCGATTTCGCGCACGGTGCGCTCTTGGTCGACGATGTCGCGCCAGCAGCGGTCTAGCGCCTCGATGATTAATATATCTATCAGGCCGGCGCGGATGTCGGCCATGAGGCGGGCGCCGCCGTCACGTAACAGCGTGGGCGTGCCGGCGCTGGTGGCGGCGTCGGTGTAGCAGCGCGGCGCGGGCCAGCCTTCGCGCTCGCAGCGCGCGGCGCCGGCGCGCAGTTGGTCCTCAATGGAGGTTTCGCGCTGGTTGTCGCTGGAATAGCGGGCGTAGATAGCGGGGGTCATGTTTCTCGCTCCGTATGCCTTCATTTTATTTGGCGCCGCGTTTGCCGGTGCCACACATATATAGAACAAGAACTTGAGATTGGCAAGCCGGGTTATGCGGCGTAGCGTCCCGAGTTATGCGGCGGAATTGCCGGATAATTTAGAGTTAGGCATCCTTACGTTCTTTAGCATTGTCAAACACCTGCAAGAACTTGTTGCCGTCTGTATGGGTGTCAACGCACACCATCGTAAAGTCGTCCGCCCGGTAAATCCACTTTGGCAAAAAACGCTGGGTATAAATTTCGCTCTCGTAATATTGCCCGTTTTCGTCCTTTAGTTCTTGCTCTGTATCAGCAAAGCAAACAGTCCCTCCACCGCTTCCGTCTTCTCGAATGCGCCAAAAGTATTTGTGACCATCATCAAGAGGTATAGCAACCCAATCTTCTGTATAGCCGAAATGCTCGTGTACTTTCTTCTGTAATTCAAAATATTCAGTTAGTAGTTGCATTTAATTTCTCCTTAAAGGTGCCTAACAAGGCAAATTAACAGCGACCCATTCCGCGCCGCTTCGCTCTGCTACATGGTCGCGTTATTTGCAACGTTAGAGCGCTCTACGTTGCGCCTTACAGCGACCATCACGTCAGCAACGAGAGACATCACCTTCGCTCGAAAGATTGGGTCATTCCTGTACCGATCCGCCCCGGAGTTCATCGCGGCCAGGGCATCGTCGAAGCTGTAGTCGGTCCCAACAAGTTTTGGCATCTCGTCAAAGTAATTTAGGCGGGCAACCACAAGGTCTGCTATGTCGTCGCTTAGTCTTTTGTAATCCATGTTCTCTCCTGTTGTAAGGTGAATGGGGTAAGGTGAATGGGGTCAGACCCCATTTATCCTGCGTTGGGCGTCAATTTGCCCATAAAGAAGCCGCCAATGACTTCATGTCGTTCTTCATGGCGTCCAGCGCCTCGTCTTCGGTTGCTCCCTTCCCCGAGGCGTAGTTATCATGGAACAAGTCGTGAAACGGATCGCTATTGCAGGCTTTGAAACCGGCTTCGTCCATGTTCGTAGCACCCATAAACGCAACGCCACAACGGGCCTCAAAGCGCCCATCTGGGAGCGCCTTAATATGCACGTCAGTCGTACCGGCAACGCCGATGTGTTCACACTTGTGCAAAGTAATTGTCTCTGGCATCTGTTCCTCCGTTTATCATTTAGCCGCCAATTCGTGCGTGCGGTCCACACTAAAACCTGCCGCATTCCGATGCCCGCCACCGCCGTAGATTTTGGCCACTTCTGACACGTCGAGGCCCTCATCATTGCTACGCAGGCTGAAAGTTCTTCCCTCGGATGTGTCCCAATAGCACGCGGCGAATGGCTCATCTAGCGCCATGAGATGACCCGCATCGCTGCTGAGGGTGTAGGGTAGGCTGGCCACGGGCACTGAATGCCCTGCAATTACCATCCGCCGCTCTGTGACGCTTAACAGCTCAAGAATGTCCTTGTGGTGCTTGCGCTCTATCGCTGCGCCGTCTGATATTAGGCTGTGCACGTCGGCTGCCATGAGTGTGTCCCACACTTTGAAATCATATGGGTAGCTGAAAAGATTGGCTTGTATTTCGCGAGTTCCTTCAAGCGCGAATTTCCAAAGGTCGCGATCTTCGATGTGTTTTAACAGTAGCGGCATCTGCTCAAAAACGTGGCCGTTGAACCATATCCACGCCAAGACAGCGCCGGAGTGATTAACATCGGTAAGTGCCTCAATCTGCTTGGACTCGATTAATGGGGCCAGATCTTCGATGGCTGTTTTGTGATGATCTATTAGCACGACGCGCGTGGCCACTTTTAGCATTTCTTCAACCACTGCCCGCTTATAGCTAAAATCGACCATGTATACCTCGCGCCCGGTCACGTCTGGCGGGGCTGATTGATAGATGCCAGCATGGAAATCGAATTCCCTGTCGGCGAAGTTTTTGAATACCCACGCAGCCCCAAAGCCGTCCGCGCAGTTTCCGTGATAGATACAAAGCGGGTTCATTCTGCATTTCCTTTAATTGTTTGTCATCTCGAATTTTAGACTCCGTTAGTAATCTTCCCCAATACCCGCATCACACTCTGCTGCGTGCTCCACCAAGTCGTCTATGAGTGTCGTTAACCGTGACGCTGCACTAAAATCACCACTATCCCCAAAGTCGCAAAATTGATTTACGCAGAAGTCTAAATATTTTTCTCTATCTGTAACCTTAAATGATGGGCTCTCTGATATCAGTCTCACTCCATCAACCAGTGCATCCTCGTTAATTTCTATAACTAAATTTCCGTCTTTTCTAAAAGCTCTCATTGCCGCCTCCGCATGGTGGCGCTCGGGTAGCCATCGTCGCAACTTCTAATTCGCATTCCCTGGCAATCAACTTATGCCCGCCGCGTTTTGGTCTGCTATCGCCGCGCTTCGTCTCAATGAGCTCTTGCTTAATCATGTTTTTTCTCCAATTGATTTATTACGGTTCCTTTCCGCCAAATAGTCTTCAAAAATCCGCGCCGCCAGCAACCGCACCAGGGCCGACGCGTCACCCGCCGGGGTGGCGGGTGGGCGTGGTGCGGTTTGCGGGTGGGTGGCGTCTTTCATTTCTGTTTACGCGCAAGGAAGCGGCGATGCACGCGCATGCTGGCGATGATGCCCAGTGGTCCGCCGCCGAGGAAGGCGGCGATTTCGATGCCGGTAGCGTTGGGGGCCAATTTAAAAAGCAGCAGATTGCCGATGCCGATGCCGAAGCTGGTAAAAAACGCGGCCCAATAGTGCCCGCCATTGACGTTGAGCGATTGCAAGCCCAAGAAAAAAACAAGGGCGAAGGTGCTGGCAAAGAGAGTGAGGGCGGTCATAGTTTTATAACCGTGTGCCTGCACAGTAATGTCTCGTGCGATGTCGTTATGATGCTCCTGACGCTGGCGTGTAGTTGGTCGAGGGTGCCGTCATTATTTATCACCACATCACCCGGCCTGATTTCCAGGCCTGCCTCTGAGATATGCGGTCTCACTTTGGCCGCGTCATCGCGGTTGATGTGCCATAGCCGCCCGCCTCTTCTGCGTATCCAGTAGGCCTCGTTGGGCATTCGAATGTCTGAAATGACGGTGTGGCTTAGTGGATTTTCTATCCCCAAACGCGTAACGGCCCTGTCGGCAATACGAATCCATATGTCATCGCGGATTAAATTCCGCCCCCACTCAGTGCCCAGAGTTTGCATGAGCGCGCGCGGGCTTTCCCAGAGCCAGGGTATGTTTCGTTCCTTGTTGGCGGGAGAGAACGCGTCATCAGGCAAGTCGAGCATTGCGACAAGGCCGCGGCGGATAGGATCTGCAAGCGCGAGTTGTCTGAAATTGTACGCGTGCCATAAGTAGTGGGCGACGGTATCCTTGCCCGCCCCCGCTTTGCCGGTGAGTCCGATTAACATAATTCACCCACTTTTTTTATTTAATATGAACCCAAGTCCTATATGTGATGGCATCGAAAGCGGTGCCGCGATTAACGTGGTAAAGGCGCGCGACACATGCCATACATAATCCATTTTTTTCGTGAAGCCGCCGCATCATGCGCACCTTGCGCCCGGTTAGTTTTGCGCGGTGATGGCGTTCACCACGCTGAGACGAAACCCAATTCACGCCCATACATTTTTTTCCTTTATAGGTCACTACAATATTTTGTTTTCGCCGCGGATTGCCTTTTTTGTTTTTCCATCACGCCGCACCAAAGAAAAACGGCAGCTCCGTTTGCGTCTTGATAAGATCGATGAGCATGGTGGTGGCGTCTTCCAGCGTTTTGTCGGCGCGGATGAGTTCATACCAAAACGTTAACTTTCCCTCACGCACGCGGTAGCGCAGGCGCGCATCGATCTGATAGGCCTGGCTATTCCAAAACACTGGCACGCCGATGGCGAAGCGGTCGAATATATCCATCGCGGCGACGGTGGCGGCGTCTTGATCGTCGACAAATGACAGGCGAATGCCGCCGCTTTGCAGGCGAATGGCGGATTTAAATCGGCTGTCTTGTTTTGCTTCAAAGGAAAGCGCCATTTCAAGCATCTGTGCGCCCGTGGCGCCGCCGGAGGTGCCGGTAATGTCGCGCAGATTGTTTTCGATGAATTGGGCAAAATCGGCCTGGCTCATCGGCTTTTTATTGTTTACGGCCCATTCTCTCCATTCGCTGGAGAACGCGGGCGCATAGGTAGCGCTGTGTTTTTTCCACCTCGGCAGATCCCCCGCGCCACCGTGGTCGTCAATGATGGCCGTGAACTTGACTTCGCACTGGGTGTAATTAGCCAAGCACCACACCGTGGTGGTCAGCGGGTCGGCGTGGCGTTTGAGATAAGCGATAAAGCTGACCGCGTCGTTAAGCGTGGCCGAGGCTGTCTTTTTTAATGGATGGGGGAGCAAGATCGAGTCGTCAAACTGGTCCATTTTCCATCCGGGCGGCAGGGCCACGCGGCGGATGTTATCGACACCAGCGATCTCATACGGGGTTTTCAGCTCGCGGGCGAGGGTTTCGGCGATGTTTTCGGCGGTGTTTGACGAGAGGGTTTCGCTTTTGATTGGCGTCATTGTTGCGTTCCTGTGTGGAGGTGGTGTTTATGCGTTTTTCAACGACGCATTCGTGGGCGCGTCTGCAATTTTAAGGTCGAGCTTTTTTTGTTGCGGGTCGTCTGCAACGAGATTGCCCTCGGGGGTGGCGAAGAGCATCGCCTCCATCGTGTCAGTGACCGGCGCCTTGAGTGTGGAGCGTCCGGTGATGTGCATGGCGCCGCCGCGCGTGGCTTTTTTTACGGTAATCTCCAATATCAGCTTGCCGGATTTTCCGGTATCGCCCACGGCGTTTACTAAGTCATTAAGCTTGTTGCTAGCCTGATCCACAAAGGCGCCGCCGCCGATGTGGTGCAGGGTTTCGCTGATGGGGCGTGACATGGGTGCTGCTCCTTTCAAATAAGCCCAAGCTGATCGGGCGGGGGGGGTTGTTGTCTCTCGGCGATGAGGCGGGCGGCCCGCGCTTGCGCCTCCAGTGTTTTTAAAATCAGCGGCGTGGTGATGGCCCGCTGGTAATTCCAGCCCCGCCGCCACAAGCCGCTGCGCTGGAATGCGCGGCGCAGCTCGGCGGCGGTTGGGTTTGTATCAGGGCGGGTCACGTCGCCGCGCCCTGGCCGCCGCGCGGCCGTTGCTGCGATTGGCGATGCAGGTGTTGCAGCGGCCGACGCGGCGATTGCCGACACGGATAAAGCGCGTTGCTTCGTTGATGCCGCAATCGTTGCAGAGCTTGCGCAGCGGCTTGTCTATGGCCTCGCGGGTGTTGTCGTGCGGCTTCATGGTGACGTCCCCCATTTCATTCGCGGCGTTTGCGCGGTTGCGGGCGCCATGGGCCATTCACGCGCGCGGTGATCTCGGCCATGCTCAACCGTTTTGCATGCTCGGCGGCGATGCGCAGGCTTTTCTCGGCGTGCCGTTGTTTTTCTCCCGCAATAGTGCAGGCCTTGCATTCCGGGCGCAGATTTTTGCCGTTGATATAAAAATTCAGCGGTGATTTTTGGGCGCCGCACACTTTGCAAGTAATGAGGTCTACCATGGGCGATGCTCTTCTTTTGTCGCCAGCGCCGGGCGCGGATCATCGGCGCAGTGTTCGTCGGCGTCGTCGATAGCGGCTGGGCGCAGCGTGTCGAGCAGGAAGCCCAGCACCAATAAGCAGGTGTTAAAAATTGCATGGCGCATTTTTCTAAGCCTCCCTGTTTTTTCGTCGATTTCGCCGACCGGATCAGTCATGGCGTGGCGTCATGTTGGTGGCCATCCCATGCACGCGCTGAATGGCGTCACTCAGCCTCGGGGCGCGGGTGATACCTCTATTCATGCCCATGGCGGCGCCGTGCTGCGTATACGGGCCGCTCTCGACCTTGCCGCGGGTGACAAAATAAAAGCCGCTGCGCTGTGGGTGGTCTCGATGCCAGACGTGCACCACGCGGCCGCTGCGGAAGATGGCCTTCATTTCCCGGCCCTCGGATGAAATTGGCCGACGGGGCAGTCGCGGAACTGGGTGCAGTCGGCCACGGCGCGGCGGGTGTCGATGGCCGCCTGCTTGTCGATGGCGGCAAAAAAGGTGCCTACCAGCAAGAAGGCGAAGACGATGAATGTGGCGAGCACCGCCAGCGTTTCCACGCAGCGCAGACGCGCGCGGCGGCGTTGGTTTTCAGAATGGCCGAAGTCTGAACGCATGGACTATCTCCTTTTAGCGGTGCAATTTAGGCGCACCAGGACCAGGGGCACTTGCCGTCGATCATCCACACAGCGCGGCCTTCTTGGCTGGCCTGGGTGATTCCGGCGGCGAACTGGACGTTGGGCGGCTGTTTGAGGATGCGGCGGCGGTCTTTGCCGCTGCGGTGGTCTTCGGTGCTGGGGCAGCCGCTCATGCCGCACATACAGGGGGCGCCGTCCGTTGGCGTGGATGGGGTGTGCTGTGGGGTGGTGGCGATCCAATTGTAGATGTTCATGTAATTTGGTCCGTGATGGCCTGTTGTGTAGAAGTAAACTACAGTTTACCCTTAAAGTCAACAGCAGTTGACCCCCGAAATTAAATTATGTTGCGCAATTGATCGAATCACTTTAAAAATTAGGTGAAGAGGTGAGGGGTGCGATAATGAAAATGGATAGATTAATTGTGATGTTGTTGGCCCCTGGGATGATGGGTGCCAATATTTTTAAATGCGCCGACGGTAATCAAGTCATCTATAGCGACAGGGTTTGTGGCGAAGTTGTTGAGAGGCTTGGAATTATACCTAGCGCAACACCTGATTCGTTTCCATCTGATCAGTATTCTGAGCTATTACGCAGCGCCGATGAGCGCGCCGATCGTGATGCGTTTCGTCGTAAAATGAGGGAGGCGGCTAGAGCTAATAGCGTTATAGTGGGGATGGATGCCAGTTGGGTGATTGCTGCTTGGGGCAAGCCGGATAGGGTTAATAATGGAATAAATGTATCAGGAAGCTGGGAGCAATGGGTATATGAAAGAAGTCGCAAGCAAACTCAATATGTACATTTTATGAACGGTAAAGTTGTGTCAGCAGAGTGAGAGTAGTGTTATGGAAATTTTTATGGCGGCGGTGCTGTTGGGTTTGATTCCTGCGGTAATCGCATCTAAAAAAGGATACAGTTTTTTACTGTGGTGGGTTTTCGGAATATTTTTGCTAATCATTGCTTTGCCTATCGTGTTGATTATCGGCCCAAATAAGGGGGTTATGCGTAAATGCCCGCGGTGCCTAGAATGGGTGAGACGGGAAGCAAGTGCATGCAAGTATTGCGGCGGAGAAATGAATAAAGCGAAAAGTGAATTGATAGGGGATGGCCCTGTTTAGTTATGGATATTCATTATTTAATCATTGTTTTTATTAGGTTTATTAAAGCTTCCCTCTGATTTGGTTTTAGGCTTCTGAAATCATTTAGTAGCGACATTTCCGTGTCGACTAAATATTCCCCAGCGGTATCTCGCACGCCATATGTGATGAACATTTCACCTTTCCCAGTAATAAGCCAATCGCCATTCACCCTAGCATTTTTCTTTAAATTGGCGAGCGCATGAGCCTATCCTGATTTTTGTGTGTAGAGGTCATATCATGCTAACAGAAGGAGATATGAATGACCGCCACACCCAAGAAGGCGCGCCAGCGCAAACCCAAAGGCCCGTTTTCCGACGAGCTGCTTGACCAGTTACTTGCCCAAGTCTCGGGCAAAGACGCCGAGAGCTTGCTCGGTGAATCTGGCCTGATCGGGCAACTCAAGAAACAACTCGCCGAACGCATGCTCGCCGCCGAACTAAGCCACCATCTGATCAGCGAAGCGAGCGATGAGGGGGCGGGCAACCACCGTAATGGCAGCAGCGCCAAGACCGTCATCACGCCCAACGGCGCGCTTGATCTCAACATCCCGCGCGACCGCCTCGCCACCTTCGAACCCCAGCTCGTGGCCAAATACCAGCGTCGCCTACCCGGCTTCAACGACCACGTGATCAGCATGTACGGGCGCGGCATGACGATCCGCGAGGTTCAAGGCCATCTGGCCGAGCTGTATGGCCTGGAAGTCTCGC